TACTCTGTGCAATAAATGGAGACTGTCCTGGAACTTTAATCATTTCGGCTCCTCGTTCTGCAACAGTAGTAAGTCCACCTTCAAAATAATTAGTTCCAGTGTATTTTCCAGGAACTTTTCCACCCCAGTTTGCAGGATTTAAAGCGTTTCCCAAATCTCCTGCCATTTTCTTTATATTACCCCATTGGGTTCCAAACCAGTCAAATAAACCTTTTAAAATTCCTTTAGCACCTTCGACAAATCCACTTATTCCAGATTTCACACTTTCCCATACACCTGAAACAATTCCAGGAATTTCATTCCATTTTCCAGTAAAAAAAGCTACAAATAATTTAAAAATTCCTTTCCAGATTTCTATAGCCATCTTTATGGAACTGCTTATCATTTTAAATACCCCACCAGCTACTGTTGCAAGAAATTTAAAGTTTGCCATCAATGCCTTTATTGTTGATATTACTAATCTTATAGCAACTACAATAATTACTTTTAATATAGTTCCTATTGCAGATAAAACTGGCTTTAAACTGTTCCAAGCATTCCTCATATGAGGTCCTGCTTGTTTCATTTTACTAGAAACCCAGCTTATAGCCTGTCCTATTCCCTGTTTAATCAATCTTCCAAGTTCCTTAACATGTGGCATTATCTGTTTAATTGCATTATTTACTCCGTTTCTAAACCATGTAGATTTAGTATATAGAATTACAAATATTGCAATTAACCCAGCTATAGCTCCAATTAAAAATCCTATTGGATTTGCCATAAAAGCTAATTTTATTGCTAATCCTACACTTTTTATTATTCCAATTGCACTTTTTAAAAGTTTAAAAGGATTAAGTAGCAATTTTAAAATATTAACAGACGATGCAGCTCCTAATTTTAGTCCTCCTAATGCCATTTTGACTGCATTTACAGGATTAAGCAACTTTAATATAGATATTCCACCTTTTGAAAAAACACCAACTAAATTTTTACCCAAAGGAGCTAATATATTTCCAAATTTTGATAATTTAGGAAAAACTTTAGAAAAACCTGCCACAAGTCCTCCAGCAGCATTTAATTTAGAAAATACATTTACTACCCCTAAAACAGTCTTTATGAATGGAATTCCAAACTTTAAGCTCCCTCCTAATCCTAAATTAAATAAAGCAAAAGCACCTATAGCTTTCATTAATCCACTGACCAACTTTGGATTCTGTTTTATAAAATCAGCTAATCTTTTCAACATAGGAGTTATGGTTTCTAAAAAACCTTTCGCCAATGGTGCCAATGAAGCTCCCACATCAGCTAAACCTAACATAAAATTGTTTTTTGCTATTTTTAACTGACTGGAAATAGTTTTTATTCTTTCATTATATTCAGCTGTTACACTGTCATTTTCTCCTACGGCTTGCTTAGCTTCATTTAATTTTTGTTTTAATCCGTCCAGATTATTAGTTAATACAGCTATTCCATTTTGCGTGGATGCATTATTCCCAAAAATATCTCCTATTAATCCGGCTTTGTCAGCTAAATTAGCATTTTTAATTCTTTCTAATACTTTTAAGATTGTTCCTTCAGCATCTTTAGCCATTTCTTTTTCTAAACTACTCGGATTTATTCCTAAAAATTGTAATGCACTTGCTTTGGCCTTAGTATTAGCCCCCTGAGCTAATTCGGAATATAATTTACTTAATACAGTACTTGTTTGTTCTGAACTTTTTAACGTAGACTGTAATGCAGTTGCAAATCCTAAATTTGCCTCCTTTGCTAATCCTATATTTTTAGCATATCCTGCAGTTCTTAATGAAATATCAGCTAAATCAGCAGCATGAACTGGATATTTATTTGATAACATATTTATTGTATCCATGTAAGAAAATAACTGTTCGGTTCCTTCTTTACCTACAAGATTTAATTGTTCTCTTGTTTTTGCCAGAAATTCTCCTGCTTCTTGAGTTGACATATCAAAAGCTACCTTCATTTTTTGAGCCATATCTGTGTATTTTACAATTTCATTTCCTCTTATTCCACCTTGTGACAATGCCCCCGCGATTTCATTTAAATCAATCTGAGATAGCGGAGACTTCTTAGATATTTCTGCTAATTTATCATAATAAAGTTCTGCTTCTTTTCCTAAAATTTTTCTTAAATCTGCCTGAGACTCTTCAACATCCATATATATTTTTAAAGGTGCTAAAGTTAATGCCCCAGCTACAACTCCTCGTCTTAATAATGTATCTCCATGTTGCTGTGCTTTATTTAGAACTTCCATTCTTTTTTCATGTATTGCCTGTATTTCTTTTAACTTGTTATTTATTTTAAGTTCTTTATTTACTTTTTCTAAACTCTCTTTATATCCTCTTAGAGCATATCCTTCTTTTTCTATAGAACTTCTGGCTGCTTCAAAAACATGCTTTTGTCTTTCTTTCTGTCTATTTAAATCATTTAAAATCCGTTCCTGCTTTTTTATCTGTTCATTAAATAAACTCCCACTGGTTCCAGCTTTCTTTTGAGCTTCCTGTAACATTTTTAATTTTTTAGAAGCTTCACTGTAAGCTTTGTTTAACTCAATCATTTTCTTAGATGCTTTATCCATTTTTTCTAATTTAGTTGAAGCTCTTACCAAATTTTCAGTATTATCTTTTACTTCCTTCAATGCTTTAGATACTTTTGCAAAACCAGCCATTGCTCCTGTTGTTGTAGCTCCAATTATAAAACTTAATTCAACTGCTCTGGACATTTTTCTCCCCCTTTCTTATTGATTTTCTTTAAATTTTGTAGTATATTATTAATATAAATTATCTGAAAGGTGATTATTATGAAAAAAATAAAATCTATAATTAAAAATAAAGATAAATATACAATTCAAGAAAAAATATTATTTATAATTGTGGCAAGTATAGCTATATTAATATTTGCTCCATTTTCTGTTATATTTTTTCTTATTCTTGCAGGAATTTTGATTCTGCTAGGTCCAATTGGATGGGCACTACTGGCTATGTTATGTACATTTATTTATTCAGTAATAAAAGAAAATTCAGACGGCTTGTTATAAGCCGTTTTTTTTTATTCTTTACTGTTTTCATATCGCATTTCCGCTTCTTGAATCAGTTCCTCTGCCCTTATACTCCAGTAGCCAGTCAGTTCATATAAGCTACAAGACATTAATGTTTCATAGCTTATATTCAGACTGCTTTTAAAATCATTTTTCATATTCAAGACTTCTAAAAGATCAGTTACTATATCCATTAACTGGATATTTTCAATTACTCTGTTCCCAAAATCTCTTCCTGATTCATTTCTCCCTCGTTCCCTGTATCTACAGTAGTCTCTTCTGAATCCGAGACTACTATAAAATTTCTTGCAGCATTTATTACTTTTATATAGTCCTTACCTTTTAACTCCATCAAACTTCCGTATTTTATTCCACTGGCTTTTTCAGCTACAGTAAGTAGCCAGCCATCTTCAAGTTCTTTTACAGCTGCTCCTTTATTCCTCTTTTTAAATTCACTTTCAGCTATTAGCAATTTTTTTCCTGTCAAGCTTTCAAAATCCAATTCAATTTCTGTATATTTTTTCCCGTCAAGAGTATACTCCTGATTTAATTTAATTATTTCTGCCATATCTTTATCCTCCTGTTTATTATATTAGTCCTAGATGTCTTCTTAATTGATTATTGTCTTCGCCGTTTATTTCTGCAATATTATTTAATACATCTATATATACTATTTTTTTACCTTTAAATGTTAATTTATAATATGTACAAGCTATGTCAATACTTGTTTCAATTTTTGCCCCAGGTTTGGCTTTTAAACCATCTATAGTTTTAACCATTCCCTTAAAGGTTGCGTCAAAATCTCCAAGTCCTGCTCCATGAGTAATTTTATCCATGTATTGATAAGCTCCTTTTAACTCGAACATCATAGGTTGCATATTATTAAGTCCTATCATTGTGTCATCAACTGAATCCATTTTTATTTTTGCTTCCAGTTTTTTATAATGCCCCATTAACGGAACTTCCAATTCAGCACTTAATCCCAGTTGTTCTGTTGTCACTGTTGCATAATCTATTTTCGGAAGTTCCACTTCTGAAATACCAGCTAAACCATTAGTTCCATTTATATATAACAAAGCATTTATAAGCCCATTTGGTATTTTTGTCTGACTCATACTCCTATCCTCCTATTCCTTTTAATTTTTCAGCAAATTCTGTTAATGCATCCACATCATATTTTTTCTTAAATGTCATTGATTTTAATCCTGGGATTATTCCTAACTTTATTATCCAAGTTATATCCCCATTGATTATATTGATTAAATTGTTATCTGGAACTGATAATTCAGCACTTGCCGATAATAAGTTTTCAGTAGATACTAATGAATTAAGTCTGATATTCATAGCTTTTGTAACAGTTTCTGCCATTTTTAAAGAAAATTTCTTATCCACCCTGTCAAAATAACTTATGACAAGCTCATTTCCAATATATTTAAACATTCTTCTTGAATATGAAAATTTGTCCTTTGGATCCGTTGCTAACGGATTTTTTGCTGTTTCAGTTCCCCAGTTTCTCCAGCCTTTGAAACTAATAGCTGTTATTACTCCGTTTTTATTCAAGAAATTAGCCTGTGTTTCCCTGTCCAGTATTATTTCTTCAAAATTTCCCTGAGAATTTTTATATAAAAGAGAATCCATTTTATACTTGTAATTTGACGGAGACTGTGAAGGTATTCCTTCATTTTCTTTATCAACAGACATTGACGATGCTGAATAATGTAAAGACTGATAATATCTTTTCCCAGCAAGTCCAATCATTCCGTATAAAATTAACTGATCCTTATCCAGTATATTTTTACTGTCCTTCCATTCAGGAATTTCATCATACCTTTTATCGACAGGGGCATTTATCAGTGCCATGGATTCAAACATTCCCCCATTGATATTAGTTGCTTTTGTAGCCATTATAGCTGCAACATCTGATTCATGCGAAAAATCAGGAACATCTATAAACGCTGGAAGTTCTGAAAATTTCAGAAATATATCATTAATCAGTTCAAGTCCTGTTCTCTTCATAGTGTTAGTATTATATCCACCTATTGCCTCTGTTTTAGTAACAGCTGACAAATCTGCTTCTTCATACTCAATATCTATTTTTGTTCCAGTAGAAGGTTTAGCATGTATTTCAATCCCTTCTTCTGTCCATACAGTTAGAGCGTCCGCTATAGGCTGTGATGTAGTGTTTTCTTTAACTACAAGGGTATCAGTCATAATTTTGTGATTTTTAACTAACACTTTTCCACCTTTCACTTCCAGTCCCTGTTCAGTTTTCTTTGATGTTTTATGCTTTGCTGGGTCAAATATGTTTACAACATAAAGTGGTGCAACCGCATATAACTCAAAAAATACTTTTATTGCCTGAGAAATACTAAAATCTAGGTCATAAGTATCTCCAAAATATTCCACAGCTTC